TGATTAGTGTAACGTATGAACTTGCTTGATCGTCTCTTTCCTGTACTTGACTTACTGAAACCAAAGGACTTTCATCCAACATAATTCTACTTGTTCTATCATCTAGAATATCAAAGTATTCTGTTTTATCAGAGCTATAGTAGTCGATGATTGAACTACCACAGTAATTTTTAACAACTTTTGTAACTTGAGGTATGATAGTATTAATTCGAGCATCAGTTTTTACTCCCTGCAAGCCCGCGAAATCTTTATACTGTTGTAATGTTACTAAATTTGCCATAATTCTCTCTTGGAAATTATGAGGGTGGCTGTAAACAAAGAGGCCACCCTCATAAAAATCATTAGGTATTAACTACCTTTATACTGATAAGCCCACTTAGAAGTAGCGCCATCGATTAGATCGGTGAAGCCAATTCTTTGTGATGCGACGAGCACTCTGCGTTGATTCGCAACTTCGTAATCAGACTCGATTGTTACACCTCGTAGTCTAGGCATTACGTAGTTCTTAGGATACACAGCGATTGCTGCAGGCATATTAGTTGCAGCAGCTGGGAATTCGTCAGATACGATGACTTTAGAGCCAAAGACCATTCCGATTTCTCCATTTAGCTTAGTAGCCATATCACCAACTAGGTTCACATCTTGGAACTCAGCATCTTCTAGCAAGTTGTAGTAAACTGTAGAAGAAACGATATAAACAACATCAGATGGGTTGATACCGTATTTGCCCATGTTCTTTCTTAGTGCAAGTAGTTCTGCAGCTGTAACTGTATCAGAAGCAAATGCAGTAGCTGATTGAGTGACATCACTGTCAGCTTCAGCTAGGTGCCAGATACCATCGAAAGAAGCGCCTGAAGTACCAAATTGACCGTCAGCGTTGTTACCTAATAGTAACGCGTTTTCCATAGCTCTTGCATGAGATCTAACAATTGATTCCCTAATTAAAGGAAGAATTGGTAGAATTGCATCTTCTTCAGTCTCGTTACCTAAGTAAGATTGTGAAATTAGTTTTTTGGTAGAAAGAGTCCTTTCAGTCATATCAATACCACCGAATGGTGAACCATAAGTGTCGCCTCTTTGGGCTAGGTTACCATGTGGAGATGATCCACTAGCAGTTTGAGCAGATGCGAATTCTGCATAACCACTATCAGGTAGAATTGGGATAATCTGAGTTGCTGATGACATAGGGATTTCCCTAAATAATGGTGCCATTACTAGTTGTAATTGGATGTCTCTTTCAACACCAGTTGAAACTGTTTGCTCAAAGTCAGCTGAAGAAACGCCAACGCCTGAATGTGCGTTAACTTTTTCCATGACTTCACCAGCAAGTTTAGTGTTCCAACCTTTTCCTGTTGCAAGACCCATAGTCCATGCATCATTGATATCAGCTTCAAAGGCTTTTTTCCAGTCAGAAGTGCTTTCTCTTCCGAAAACTCTTTTTGATTCACGAATTGCTTCGATTTCAGCTTTCTTTTCGGTAAGATCAGCGGTAAGTTCATTAACGACTGCTTCTAGATCTTCGTGCTTTTTAGAAACACGGTCTTCTAAGTCCTTAGTAAGACGCTCAGCGCCTTCCATTCCAGCCTCTACAATCGTCTTGACTTTATCTTGCTCCGCTTCGATAGCAGCTTTTTCTTCAGCTTCTAGCTGTGCTGCTTCTTCTGCTTCTGCTTTCTCCTTAGCTTTTTGCTCAGCTTGTTGCATAGCGATTTTAGCAGCAGTCTTTTGTGCTACTTCTTCCGCATAAGCTTTAAGAGCATCAGCATTAGGAGTTTCATTGTCAATTGACATAGTTGTCTCCTGTGAAACGGTTTTATCCGTTGCTTGTGGCGTCTCAATTTGTTTAAATTGATCAGCCTCGTTGTTATTTTTGAAAAGATTTTTGAACTCTTGGTATTCTTCCATTGAATCAAAAGATTTCGCAAGAGAAAAAGTAGCAGTTTGGTTAGCTGGAACACTAACAACTGATACTTCAAAAAGTTCGGCGTCTTTTATCTCAAATCCGTCAGTTTCTTCTTTATATTCAGCGTCCTTGACTCTGAAACCAACGGAAAAGGCTCCAAGAACACCATCTTTAATTAAATCTTTTATCTCTCCAGCAGACTTAGAGATTCTTGCTCCAAGTTCGAGACCACTATCAGTAATATCCATGGTGGTGGCTTTACCAATAGGTTTATCATAATTATGGTTAAACAAAATTATGGGGTTATTTTTGAAATTATCCAATCCGCCCGATTTTGTCCATGCATCATGATTAATTGTATCTCCAACTCTGTCGATAGAATTAGTACTCGCTAAACCGCGGATATTAACTCCACCGTCATCATCTTCGCCGAGAGTTTTAAAAGTATTAGTCCAATGAAATATTTTTTCCATATTAACTACCTACTTCTTAGCCGCTTTAGGAGCGGCTGCTTTAGCTTTGGGTGCTGCCTTAGGTGCTGCTTTAGGTGCAGGAGCAGGTGCTGCTTGGGTTTTCATCCACAAATCAGGATGATTTGCTTTAACCATTGCTTGCATTCTTGCCCAAGACCCAAAAGGTCTTTTTGCTACTATAAACCGCATAGGTGCATCGTCAGCTGCTTTATATTCTACGGGAGACATCATGCTTCCCTTCTTAGCAAAGTATTCTGCTAATTGTAAAAGTATCGCTTTTTTATTCGCCATTATCTTCTTCCTCTTCAGGCGGTCTACCGCCTTCTTCGGGGTTTGCTGCACTACCCGCAATATTAGCTGGAACTCTTAAATCATCGTGACCTTCAATGGTCTCTAAATTTAAAGCATCCCTAGCTTCGTTTGGTGACATTATGCCCGAGTTTACTAATACTTGGTAATAAGCTGCTTGATCTCTCAACTCTGGTTGTAGAGCAGGGATGTTAGTAACATCTTCATTTAGCTTAAATCCGAAATATCTCTCGAAAGCATATCCTACTTTCCTTACTATTGGAAGTATTGTTTCTAAATAGTAAAGACGATGGTTAGGTCTAATATTTGCATTATTACCTCCATCAAGAAGAATAGGTGGTACACCCATTGCTTCTAAAATTATTTTCTCGTTTGCTGCGATAGAAGTTTGGAAATCTAGTTCTTTAAAATTGATTTTAGTTAAACTATCAACTTCTAAACCACCATCCAGTATAAGAGGTCTTTTTCCTCCCGTTTTAGGATTATATCTAGTTTGCCAAGCCTGCAGCATTCTTTCTTTAATTCTTTCAGAAAGAGTGTTTGGACTTTTTAGTACTAATCCTGGAACTGCTCCATTTTTAAAGAAGTTATCTTGGAACTTTCTCATATTATCTAACAAGTACATTGTTCTATAAGCTGGTTTCAATCTGGGTACGCCCCTATAGATTGAATTAAATGAGTTTTCCTTAATATGTATTATTTCTTTAGGAGCGTAATCTATATGACCGTCATACTCAAATTTCTCAATGTATTTTTCAGTATCACTATGTATTGTTACGTTATTTGCTGGTAACTGATATAAATGAGCACCATCAAAATAAATAAAGATATTACCATCTATTAAAAGATCTATAATTAAGTTTCTTTTAAAACTATTTATGTCTTGAAATGGATTAGGCTCTTTATTTAGTATTAAATCTACACGACTTCTTCTTATGTTTTCTCGTACTGGTACTATTCCTTTAATTTTATCTCCAATTTCAAAAGGAATGTCTGAAACATCATCTACTATCATGTTTACAGCACGATTAACTACCTCTAATTCTTCGTAAGCTGATCGATAATTATCTTTCTTTTCACGAGTATCAAGAGTTAGTCCTTCTTCTAAGGCTATAAACTGCTGCGCAGGATTTAGTTTCTCCTGCGTCTGTCTACCTAAAAGTCTGTCATACCAAGCCATGTTTTATCCTCATTCTCTCTACCCATCGTTTTTGTTTCTTTGCTGTGACCAACTTTGGTCTTTTTCCATAAATACTGTGGAGCCGCATATGATGGGCTTTGCATAGCGTGGCAGCTTCATAATAAATCTCTTTTTGATGTTCTTCAATAAAAGTTTCTCGCACTTCCATAATCTCATCTACAGAATTTATCGTAATTTTATTACTATTCAACCAAGTTTCTAATAGCTCGGTCATTCCGTAGAAGTGGTGAAACTCTAGTTTTTCTGTATCGCCACAAATAAAGCATTGGGTTTCTTTTTTATAACCTGATTTGGCTTTATCCCTAACGTACTTGACTAAATCTCGTTTTAAATCCATAATATCCTATTTATTAAAAATTATACCAAAAATTCACCTTCTTGTCAACAATTATTTTTTCGTAGGTGAATAGTTAAAATGTTGTCGCTGACGTCTCAAAAGTATACAGCGCATATCTAAGAGCGTCTGCCATGTGACTTGCCATATTATGTTTAGGACGCTCTTTCATTAAATTTGGATTATTGTCCCACTGATATTGGTCAACGCATGATAAAACTTCTTTACATCTTTGATCTACAATCAAAATATCGTTATCAATTATACCTGCGGTGTGTGAAATTCCGTCTAGAACAGACTTTTTAGCGTTAATTGTTGAAATATCATAATTTTGTGCGAAATCGTACCTAGTTTGTTGAGCCGCTGAGTCTATAAAGATCCAATCAATATTATATTTATCGATTCTTTTACGAATTTCAGCTGCATGTTGTTCGGTAGTTCTTTCAGCGTTTAGATATTCATCAACAACATAAAATTTTTGCTCGTCCCAATCATATGCTATTACACATAGTGCTGTTGGATCTTTATAACCAACATCGAGTCCTGCAAAAACATCCATTTTACTAGTATCTAACTGACTTAAATCAGCTACACACTCTTCAAAATTAAAATTCCAGATCTGTCCTTCATAAGTGTTAAAATCTGCTAAATATTCTTGTGCGAACTCTGCCGCAGACATAGCTTTTTTAGCTTCTATAACATCTTCTTGACTAAATCTTGGGTTTTCATGATAAGTTGCTCGTATGGATGCCCAATCTCTAAACTCATCACTATATCCTCGATGATAGAAGTCAGCAAACCAGTTATTTCTGCCACGAGGGGTAGATATAAAAACTGCTTTACTGGCTTCTTTATCGAGAGTTGGACGAAGTGCTACATTGAAAGCATCTCTGCCATCTGCGAGTGCTGCTTCGTCAAAAATTATTAAATCGTATGATCGTCCTACTGTAGAATCGACCTGATTTACAGACCCCATTCTTATAGTTGAACCGTTAGAAAGTTCTATGACTTTATCCTTTGCATTATCTCTTACCACCTCTAAATCAAAGTGCTTAATAAGTTGTCTTTGTAAATCAAAAGAGATTTGTGATAAAGCGTAGTTTGGTGACATAATTAATATGTGGGAGTTTGGCACGAGAGACACAAGCTGTCCAATTACATTAGTTATATAAGTTTTACCCTGCCGTCTAGATAGAGCGGCACACACAAACCGATACTTGGGATTGTTAATAGTATTAATTAGAGCTATTTGGGCAGAATTAGGTGAAACACCAAGCAAGTCTAGATATGAATCTATAGGAAGTTTTATGAACCTATTACTAGGGTCAAAATCCATTATATTATTGCTTAATATATCTTTTCTGCTAACATCTAACATTAGTGTAGTACTCTATCTTTACTGGTACTGGGTAATTCATCTATTAAAAGACCTTGAGAATCACAAAGACCTAAAAGATATAAATACCCTATACATAACTCTTTCATTGTTTCATCTGCGTGTGAAACATATCCTTCTTTTAAAGCTTTTTCATCTAAAAGCTCTAAAGTTGTTGCGCAAACTTCACCAACATGATGAAGCCAATTTTCGTCTTTACTTATCATTTTTACCCATGTTATAATACATTAGGGTTAACAGGTGTAAGTTTAACTTCAGCATGTGCTGAAAATATAACGTGATCAGGATTTTTCTTGATAATCAATCTTTCTCCGCCTGACGTATATACATTTGATAACGAAGTTCCGTTTTGTGCACTTTGTACAACTGTTTCTCTAAGAGAGGTTCCTGAATTATGTAACATTACATAATTAGCACCTTCAACTGTACTCGCTGTGCCTGTCCCTGTAGGTGAGGGTATTGTTGTACCCATCAATTGAACTGTTTCCATTTTTATCTCCTACGCTTTTCGCGTCTTTTCCTACGTTTCTGTTTCCATTTAATTGCTCGAAGTCTGCGCTTCGCTGCTTTCTTGGTTTTAGAAACTCCAGAAGTATTATTTATTTTCCAACCTTTTTTTGTTTTGATGATTGGCATTACCATTTTACCTTATTTGCCCAGTACGCAGCCGATAATCTACCTTTACGTATGTTTTTAGCGTGACGAGCTTTAAAAGACCTACGTCTTGCCTTTTGTGCTGCTGACTTAGGTTTTTTACCAGCACCCCTAACTCCTTGTTGTCCAAATCGAATAGTTTTTATTTTCTTTCCAACCTTTGCAACAACAACGTGTGATTTAGTTCTATGCTTAGGTGTTCGTTTTGGCTTATTGTATCCAGAGACTCCAGCTCTTTTAAGTCTAGGATCTCTTTTTCTACCGCCTTTTCTTTTTCGTGCCACGACGCCTCCTTTTTGCAACAGTTCTAACGTAGGTTGGTTTACCACCTACTCCCTGTTTCTTAGCCCGTTTTCTTCGGACTGCTGATCTTTTCTGCTTTTTGGTCATGCTCGCTGCTTTAGCTGCTGGAACACATTTAGGATACCCTTTTCTGCTTTTCTTTGCTTTTTTCCTTCCACAAGGTTGGTATTTACCCTTTTTCTTGGGTGCTCCAATATTAACCCAGCGTTGACTGAACCATTTTCCCAAACCACCTCTAGCCATTATCGTCCTACCTTTTTCATAGCAGCTTTGTGAGCTTGAGTAAAGGTTTTACCCTTTCTCATTTGTGCTCTCATAAACTTCATATGCTTTTTCGTATGATGACGACGATGTTTTCGAAGCGCGTTTGTTTGCCTTTTTGTAAGCTTTTTTCTCTTTCTAGCCACGTCTATATCTCCCACCAGCTTTCTTGTACTCTCGTACAAGATAAGCATTAGCATATGCACTAGGATAGACTTTAAACTTTCTTTTAGTTTTTGCTTTTATCCTTGCATATAACTTTTTATTGGTGGGAATATTACGTTTCTTTCTAGTAGAACGCTTTTTCCTTTTTCTTCTAGCAACCATGGCGTTTCATTTTTTTCTTGCGCTTCTTGCCGCGTTTTTTCTTTTTACCTTTTTTAGGTTTGTAATGGTAAGGCATTACGATTGCTCCTTAATTAGAGTATATATACCCCAAGCTAATGCTGGCCAAGCAAGCATTTCAATTATTGGTGCTCCCATAAGAATTAGAACACTACCACCAATGATAGTTGCTCCATCCCACGAAGTCCTCTCGGCT